GATAATAGCCGAGGCCGAAGAGGCCGATGCGATGTTACGCATCCTACGTGGTATACCAATGCCAATGGGAAAGGCAATCGTGATGGGATGACAATAGATGCCTAGGCTTTTTATAACATCCCGCGAACTTGATTTTATTTCTGATATTACTAAAGAGATAGTCAAGGATGTAACGGGCGAAAAAATATACTACTATAGGGTCCGTGAGGACCTTACTCATTCTCATGATGTCTATGAGGAGGCGGAAGAGAAGGTTTTTGATCCCCCTGTTGAGCTCGAGGCACGTGTCGAGTGGGAACCGGCTGATGTCCAGACCACAAAATTTGGACAGGAGAATATATACACAATCAATGTTTATATCCAGACAAGGGACCTGTTGTATAAAGATGTTCAGATCAATGAGGGAGATTTTTTCAGTTATGGTGATACATTTTTTGAGGTTGTCTCTTATGTCTATGATTCATTGGCATTTGGGCAGATCGAACATACAATTGGTATAAAGATAACCGGTAAGCAAGCCCGCATCGGACTTATTGATAAGGACCCTATTGGACCAACTGGGGAACAATATACTGATGATGATGCAGTCCAGGAAACGTTTGTACAGCAGAGAGGATTTGAAAAAAATAGGTTGGGTGAGACTGGTGATAAGAGATCGTTACAGGAAAAGGGCGTTTTGGATCGACCAATATCAGGCCCAGCCGAGGTTTCTTCTAAGGGGGGTAATAAAAAAGAAGATGAGATTGGGATTATCGATTCCTCTTTTTACGCGGATGATTAAATATGTCAACTAGATTTACAAAGTCACATGAAGATACTGTCACACGTCCTATGGGATATGAGGGCCGTAATATACCAGATATGGAGTTGCCTTCTAACACTATTGAGGATGTAGACCGCTGTGTGTTTAAGCTCTTTAATGCTGAAATACCACTATATTATAAGGCCAAGAAAGGCATGACAAAAGTTCCAGTTATTTTTGCTACTGGTGAGAGATTTGCGATATTACGTCGTAAGCGACCGTTGCGTGACTCCGCAGGGGCTTTAATATTGCCCCTGGTCTCTATATCAAGGACTGGAATACAGCAGAGTGTTGATTTTGGGTATGGCGCTGGCCAGACATCTCCTCTAACTATAAAGAGACAGTTGAGTCCGGATGATCCAATATACCAGACATTAATTAATCGAATTGGATTTAATAACCTATCTGCGCCTCCTGCAGGGGAGACAAGAACTAAGTCGAGGGCCGGCAGCCTGGTGGGTACTCGAGGAACACGCCGCATGACCGGAAAGTTACGTTCATTGATTGACAGCGGTCACTTATTACAAACTGACACATCTAAGGCTATTACGGAGGTAATTACACTACCTCCTGTCAAGTTTTTTACTGCAGAATATGAGATTACTTTTTGGTGTCAATATACACAACAGATGAATAAGTTCCTTACGATACTACAGTCTGCATATCAGGACATGCATCAACGTTCTTTTAGGCTTGAGACCCCTAGTGGGTATTGGTTTGTTGCGTATGTGGATGAATCGCTAAGCCCTGATAATAATTTTGATGACTTTACGGGTGATGAGAGACTGGTTCGGTATTCTTTTAGTATGAAGGTACCATCTTATGTGATACCGACAAATATAGACGAGATCGGCAAACCGTTAAGAAGTTTCGTTTCCAGCCCGAATATATCATTTGAGACCGCCTTTATAGATCCTGGAGCAGATTTAGTACCAGCAGGGGGTATCAGGTCAAATTCGCCTGATCAGTTTATGTTATCGGATCTTACTAGCGATGATGCTATACCAGATGCACAGGCTGTCGGTAATGCTGGTTTTCAAGCAACGAGAGAAAACTCAGGGATTAATTCTCTATCAATCGGCGGCCGGCAAACTGTTAATGTAGGTGGCACCCTTGCAGGGCCACTGCAAGTTGTGAAGCGGCCTGCACCCTTAAAAATTAACCCAATTACCGATAAGCCGATGGTACCGGTTGTTGTAGAGCCACAGGACACGAATCGGGTGGGCAAATTTGCGTTAGGAAAGGGGGAGACCGTATATAAGGATGTGTCGGACGGAGAATTTAATGAAGGGATATCAGTACCTATTACTACAACGATATAATGGTAACGAGCGTAAATCACTTCCTATTTATCACATGGTAGATGGTGAGTCGGTGTGAGACGACCTTACTAGGAGTTAGATACAATGGCAGAACAGACATTCAGATCACCAGGTTTTTTTGATCGTGAGGTTGATTTGGGCATGCCCGGTGCAGCCCCATTAGGTACCCCCGCCGGCATCGTAGGTGCTAGTTTACGCGGTCCAGCATTCGTTCCAACGTCGGTCGGAAGTTTCGATGATTTTAAGGAAAAATTTGGTGGGCTGGACCCAGCATTATTTGGTCCGTATGCAGTTAAGGCATTTTTGGATAGTCGCGGATCACGAAAGGCAGTAACATATGTTAAGATCTTGGGCGCCGGTGCCAATAATTCAACTGCCGATATCGAAACGACGGTGTCCCAGGGCACTGTAAAAAATGCCGGATTTGTTATTAGTGGTTCATACATTTATGCCAGCAACGTAAACACTGCTGATGTGACGGATCCACTGTTCGGCGTACCTGGAACCGTGAAGTTCCTCGCTGCCACACACTTTGTCTCCGCCTCACAAGAGCTATACGGTTTCCCAATCTTTAGCGATAATGATAGCTTTGTCGGGACCTCAACTGGCGACGACCATGTCCACCTGATCCGTGCGGCGATCTTTACCAGCACAGGGTCTAGGATCTCGGTTACCGATTACGATTCGTACATACCGGGGCTGGCTCAGCGCAAGTCGACCTGCATGGTGGCACCGATGGAAGAAATCGGGATGCCACCTGGGACATTTAAGTTAATGATCTCATCGTCTGCTGGGGCTAATTTTGGTGCCACTGATGGTACCACCGGCCTTAAGGTGTACACCGCCAGCCTAGATCCTAGCAGCCAGTATTACATCAATAATGTACTGAACACCAATCCAAAGAAATTCCAGACTGAGGAGCACTTGTTATATCTCAGTTTTGGAGTTGATAACGAGGTCGCCCCTGTCTCGGTCACCGGTGACGCTGTTGGCATCTTGAGTGGTACCCACAATCAGTCGTCCAACAGCCCTGTCAACTTTCAAGAGCTATTTGGACGTTACGATACTAGGTACACAACCCCTAGGACCACTAGCTTTATCTCACAGCCATATGGCGCAAGGGAGTTTGACCTGTTTAGCTTTGAGACTTTAGACGACGGCGCATATGCGAATGACAAGTTCAAGATATCGATTGCTAATCTCAAGGCCAGTAATGTTATTAGTGACCCTTACCCAACATTTGATGTCCAGGTCAGGAAGTTTGATGATACCGATAAGGCAACTAAGATCCTAGAGAGGTATGTGGGCCTTAACCTAGACCCAGAGAGCGATAAGTACATATGCAGGGTCATCGGTGATCATAAGGTGGTATACAAGTTTGATGCGCCCCTCGTCTCTGAACGGCGCCTGGTAATTGCTGGACGTTTCTCAAATAAGTCAAGGTATGTCCGGATAGTGCCGTCAGCAGACCTCGCCGCCAAACGTCTCCCAAAGGATGCAATGCCATTTGGGTTTCGCGGGATCCCGGTCATCAAGACCTCGGATAGTCTCACCGATCGTGTTTCCCAGGCCCTTAGGGATCCGTTCTCCGGTCGGGCGATCGGCGACGCCGGCGCACACGGCGACTCCACATCACGCATAGGCGCTACCACTGGTGCTCTAGGTACCGTCATCGTTGGTGGTCTTTCGGGATCGATCGTACCCCCGCTACCCTATCGTTTCAAGGTGACGAAGGGTCAGATCGATAACACTAAAAGCAATGCTTTCGTTGGTTGGGCTGGTGAGCTTGAGAGGACTGACAGCCAGTTATACTGGGGTGTCCAGACCACACGGATGGCACGTTCAGGCTCTCTTGGCACAGGCCTCACGGTCGAGTCCGTCCTCAAGCCCAACCAGGGCGAGCTATTTAATGGTATCGTGACGGCATACACAAAGTTCCAAGGGATCACGAAGATGGATGCCCTAGTGACAGGCTCCGGTGCAGATCTCTTCAACAATAACAAGTTTAGCCTCGCACGCGTCTGCTTAGGTAATACCTTGGATGCCAATAGTCACATCACTGATGTCTCCTCATCCGCCAAGGTGCATATGCGAGAAACAGCGTATATCAGGAACGGCGTGTCTAGGGATAGTCTCGGAACGATAAGGGACCCAGTCGATGACGGGAAGCGTATCACGCTAGCAACGTTGTTGCTCAGCTCGTCGGTGGTGTTCAATAGGTTTACGAACTACACAAAGTTCACCAATATCTTCCATGGTGGTTTCGACGGACTCAATATCTTAGATCAGGACCAGGCGGTAGCGAATGATAAGGCTACCTCAACGGAGTCTGGTGGGCTGGCTCGTACTGTTGGTGATATCACCGGTCCTGGACAGGGTAAGAATCAGGGGCTGTCCAAGGATGTGGCTGGTTCGATGGAGTATAATTCTCTAATTGCATCCTACAAGGTAGCCGCTGATATGTTGACTAGCCAGTACGTTTCAAACATTAATATACTGGCGATCCCTGGGATCAGGGAACCCCTGATCACCAATCGAGCACTAGACGATTGCAAGGATTATGGTCGTGCATTTTATGTGATGGATATACAGCAGTACGATGCTGATGGCGTGCGAGTGTATGATTCCGTTGCTGGATCCGTGAGCGCCGTCGGTGGGACGCCTACACAACCAGCCGTACAACAGACAGCGGAGAAATTCGAGGTAAGACGCGTCGATAACAATTATGCCGGTGTGTATTTCCCCGATGTTCTCATTAATGATCCTGACAATCGCCGGACGGTGAAGGTACCCTCCAGTGTCGCCGGCCTGACTGCCCTAGCAAAGACTGATAATGTTCGGTCACCATGGTATGCACCGGCTGGATTTGCTCGTGGTGCTCTCAGTAATGTTACTAACGTAGATTTACGATTGACGGCTGGCAATCGCGATGAGTTATACGACGCACGTATCAAGATCGGAAGAGCAC